GGGTTCGACTCCCACTGCCTTCCGCCATATCCCCCTTCCACAGCCCTTGCCGCTCTAAGCTTCCAGCGTCTCCGCCGGTGTCGAAAAATCCGTCGTGTCGAAGAAATGTCGAAAGTCTTTCAGCGGGCCGAGTCTGATCACGTCTTGCAGGAAGTCCGGGGCGAGGTGTGCATACCGCATGGTCATGGTCAGCGACGAGTGCCCGAGAATCTTTTGCAGGGTCAGGATATTGCCGCCGTTCATCATGAAGTGCGAGGCGAACGTGTGGCGGAGCACGTGCGATTTCTGCCCACGGGGGAGGGCGACGCCGGACATCTTCACGGCGAAGTCGAAGCTGTCGCGGCAGTTGGAGAACTTGCCGTAGCGGCGCAGGTGCGAGTGCAGGCGTTGTTCCAGTTCTGGAGGTATCGGGACCGAGCGGCGACGCTTTGACTTCGTGTTAACGAACTGCACCGCTCCATCCCGGACCCGATCCAGGGTCAGCCCTTGAGCTTCACCCCAGCGGCAACCGGTAGCCAGACAGACCAGGGCGACGGGTTCCACATGAGGCGTCTTGCAATGTTCCCGGAGGGCACGGAACAGCGTTTCTATCTGCTGGCGGGTCAGGTAGGTCAACTCACGATCTTGCAGCTTAATCGCCTTCACCTTGGCCAGCGGGTCTGGATAGTCGATTTCACCCAACTGGTGCAGTTCGTTGAACAGCGACCGCAGGTAGCCCAGTTCGTTGTTCAAGGTCTTGCCGCTGATGCCTGACGCAAGGCGTCTGGCCCGATACTCGGTGAAGATGTTCCCGGTTACCACCGAGCCTATGGGGTCGCCCATGCGTTCCGCCATCTTGCGCAGCACCAGGGAACGACGGTCAGCGTCCGTCAGGGCGTGGCCGTGGAGTAACGTCCAACGGGTCACCAACTCAGACAGGCGTCGACGATCCTTCGGCCTTGGTGTCCAGGCCGGGTTTTCAATGGTCCTTTGCCGCACGGTGGCTTCGAACCGCTGGGCTTCGCCCTTGGTCTTGAAACGCTTCCTAAAACGCTTGCCCTTGATCGGTTCAACGTCGGCCAGCCAGCGGCCATCCTCAAGCTTGGTGATCGCCATCAGATCGCGTATCCCCGCCGTAGATACCGATCACACATCAGCTTGTGTATATGCCTTTCCAGATCGCGACGAGTCCAACCCTTGGCGAGATAGTGGTCTTCAATAACGTGCCAGAACTCCAATTTGCGGGCGGACTCAATTGCCTTTTTTGCAGGGATGCGCTCCCGCGCAATCAGGCTGATGAACTGGCCGAGGAACATCTCGCAGTTACGCCCGCTAAAGCCCTTGGCGGTCTTGTAATAGCGCCGATACTCGGTGCGCTCGATCAGCGGATCGCACTCGACCTGGACGCGGGCGTCCTGGCTGATCAGGCTCCAGAAGGGATCGTAGACCGCTGTCCGGCTCAGCAGCTTGAAGCTTTCGCAGGCGTAGTTCCACAGCCCTTGCAGGTGCGGGCAGAGGCCCTCATAGGTGCGGCAGCCAATGACCTCCCCGGAGGCCATACGCGAGCCTTCGGAGAACTGCTGGACGATGGAGTGATGGAAACGGAATTCGAGCCGCCAGACCGTTTCCAGGGGGTTATAGGCCGGGTCGCCATCGCCGAACGGATCCCCGTTCAGGGTCGCCCACACGCTTTCCCAATAGTCGAGCTTGTCGGTGGCCCGAGCCTGGAGGGTCTTGTTATAGATCGACAGTTGCAGGCCGTTGGCCGAGCCGAACATGTACGTCTCGCCACGCCCGTAGACCGAGGCGTTGCCGTCGAACTCGATCCGCTCTATCCCGCTGATCTGGCGCACCCGACGCGAGCGGCAATGCATGCGATCCACCAGATCGCGAGGCGGTTTCCAGCCTTGTACGTCCAGGGCGATATGCACAGCGGCTTGGTTGGTCTCGCAGTGGCTCAGCACGGCAGCGGCCAAGTCATCCAGCACGCCCTGGAGGATATGCGGGTCGGCGCCGTCGAGGGCGTGGGGCGACACTTCGATCTTGAGGTGCGAGCCAAGGGTATCGACCTTGATGTTGTGATTCTTGATCAGCAGGATCAGCCCCAATTCTGCGTTCTGCAGACGGTACTGATAGCCGGAGTCGCGACCGATGCGGCCCTTGGACCACTCGTAGCCGGCGAACTCGACCACATCCACCGAGAGGTCAAACAGCGCCATGACTTCCGGCCGGAGTTTGCCGTTGTACAACTGCCGCACGGTGTCCACGCCACACCGCAGGATGCGCACGCCTGACAGGTCGGTGAACTGTCCATTGAGCGGGTCCATGAAAAGCATCCCCTTCGGGGACTTGTGGAAATCCCCGTTCTCTTCGAGGACCAGTCGCGTTGGATGGATCGGAGTCTTCATGTTCTTTACCCGTTAATGAGGTTCTATGGGGTTGCTGATCGGGGGTTATCTGACGTGTTACAGGGGCGTCAGCCGGCCCCGCCGTGGCGCTTGCTCACTCCGAGACGAGCCGTTCGCGCGCGCCCCGGCCAGGCCGGCTACAGCGGCCATACCGGCCCCGTCGGCGTCACCGCCACCGCGAAGAAAAAGCCCGCCAGATAGGCCAGGAACGCCAGCCCCAGAGCGGCGAAATAGCTTGTCCAGTTCATCGGCTCCCCCTCAGTTGATCGAGCGCGGCAAGCGGCTGGTGTCAGGAACCACCGTCACCCGCACGGCGGCGCCGTTCGCGGCGGCGGGCGGCACGTTCGGCGCGGCGGTCTGAGCCGGCGGCGCATTGCCCAAGGCGCTACGCCCGGCGCAGGCGGCATAGCCGGACCAACCGCCTTTGAAGCTCAGTTCCGCGGCGCAGTTGCCCCGCGGCACCACGGCATAGCCGGTGTCGGTCAGGTCGCGATCGGTGAGAGTGAATTCGCTGCCGTCCTGGCCCCGGACGGCGAACAGATAGGTGCGGCGCCCGGAGGCGGACAGCAGGGTTGCCTTGACGATGAAGTCGCGGCCGGCGAAGGGATGGCCTACAGGAGCAGCGCCCGGAACGCCTGGGTGCCCAGGTACATCATCAGCAGCATCAGGATCAGCCGCACCAGTAGCACGCGCAGCACCCACAGTAGGACCGGCTTGAGCAGGCGCAGCAGTTCCAGCAGCAGGCGGCGATACAGGGTCGCCCATGAGCAAACGAGGTCCACCGTCATAAACCACAGACCCAATAGCAAGGGCCGGAATTGCCATGAATAGAAGAATCTTAGGTTGTCTAAAAAGGCTCTTGCCGGCGATGGTGTCGGTGACGGAGCCGGTGGCTGTCGATTCATAGAGGGCGAAGGTCTCCTGGCGGATTTTCTTGATCTCGACGATCACGTCGCGGGCCGGCGGTTTGTTGTCCTGTGCCGAGTGCTGGCTTTCCTTGTAGCGGCCCCGAATGCCGATGACGGCGAGGTTGGAGTGCAGATAGGCCTTTTCCGCCGTCATGCGGATATCGTCGCGGATATAGGCGATGTTCGGCGTAGTGAGGATGATGTCCCAGTTGAAATGCCGGTGCCGGGTCCAGGCATCCAGCCAGCCCATGGGCCGCCCGGCTGCCTTGGCCGCTTCCGGGCCGTCCGGGAAGTCGAAGCGCTTGAGGTCGGCTTCGCGCCAGGACTTCAGAAAGATCAGTTGGGTTTCGTCGAAGATGATGAACGCGCCACGCGGCGCCCACATGAACCAGGTGCGCATCTTCTCCATATCATCCAGGTCCTCGAGGTCGAGGTTGATGACGTCGCAGCTGGAAGGCGTCTCCGGCATCACCTGGAAGATCCGTTCGCGGGTCAGGCCGCGCACGTTGGTGATGATGACGCGGCCTTTCTTGATCGCGGGGATCAGGTCATCTTGGATCGCGCCGGAGGTCTTGTAGGAGCCGTTCGGGCCGTGATGAATCTTGATCGCCATGTCACTTACCTATGAAGGGGATGAAGGACATGGAGAAGCGCGTGCCGATGGCGGCGAAGATCATGTTCACCGCGTCCGGCAGGCCGAAGAACGCCAGCAGCGAGCGCAGGTCGCCGTCCAGGGACGAGTAATAGGACGTGATGGTCGAGCCGATACCGATGCCGCCGACGACTTCGCGGAACGCCTTGTAGCCGATTTCCGCGACGAACAATTGCATCTCGAACCAGCCCTTGATGGCCATCTTGGTCAGCAGGACAAAGGCGTCGGTGACGAAGTCATAGACGCCGCTGTAGAGGAAGTCCCAGAGGGATTGCATCCAGGCGAGAATGTCGGAGAGAAAGGGAATGTCCATGGCGTTTCCTCAGGAGCGATAGAAAACGATCCATCCGGCCAGAATCGCGGCGATGAACAGCACCACGTAGCGGATGACGGAGAGTTCTTGGGCGTACTGGGTGAGGCAGACGTCGTAGCGCTGGCCGAGGGCGGTAAAGTCCCAACACGGCAGGGAGCCGCCGCCAGTGCCCAGGTGAATATCGAACTTGGAAGCGAGGACGCTTTCGAACTTGCCTTGCAGTTCCTGGAAGTCCTTTTGCGCCTTGGCGATGGCGTCGTCGTATTCCTTGATGGTCTTGTCGAAGGAGCCTTGCTTCGGCTCTTTCAGGCCTCCCCCGCCGGAGCCGTCGCCGCCATCGCCACCGGTCCCGCCGCTGGAGCCGGACCCGTCGCCATCGCCGCCGCTACTGCCGTCACCGCCGGGCGTGCTGCCGCAGTCACTGCCAACATGGCCCTGACAGGGGTTGTTACCGCCACCGCCCCCACCGCCGCCCCCACCGCCGCCGCCACTGGAGCCGTCATCGCCACCGCCGTTACCGGGCTTGGTGCCGCCATCGCTTCCACCGTCGCCGCCGGGCGGGTTGCTGCCACCATCGCCCCCAGTGCCGCCGTCTCCACCCGGAGGCGGACCGTCCCCCGGACCCACGTCGCAGCCGAAAGCACAGGAGCCCTTGGAGGTGAACCAGTTACCGGTGAACGAGCCGATGACCCGGCAGAAGGTTCCACCCGCTTCGCCCTCAGCGGGGCCGATACAACCATCAATCGAACTGACGGCGATCTCACAACCGAGGTAATTGATGAAGCGGGAAATCGGTGCTTGGTGGCCGCCTTTTTCATAGAGCGAGCCAGCCAAAATCTTGCACTTATTCTCCTTACACTCGCCTGTTTCTTTATCGAACTCAGTGCCTTCCGGGCACCTATCGCCTTTCAAATAAACATCAGTAGTAAATATTGCTCGCCCGGTAGATACAGCCCTTGCAACGCAATAAAAAGTTTTGCCAGGGTCATTCGGGGAAGGCTCCATAGCAAAAGACAGACCAGACTTGTCAGAAATACTACTGAAATAAAGATCACAGCCAGCCGTAGGGGATGAAACTTTCTTATCAAAATAACTCATGTACCAGTAATAATATTCGGCATGAGCCGCCGAACCAAATAACAACGTGATAATCAACAATATGAACCGAGGCATAAAAAAGGGGCCTTTCGGCCCCTCCTCCTGTCACTGATACTGGCCGATTTTCAATCCCGTCAGCAGCGCGGACGCCATGAATGCGCCCAGCATCAGGGACCAGATCACGTCAGGCCTTGCGCATCGCGCCGATGACCAGGGCGAGGCCGACCAGCACCGCCACGGCGGCGATCACCAGCTTGGCCACGGACGAGCCGTCGGTGCCGGCTTGGGTCAGCACTTCCTTGGTGGTTTCGTCGATCAGCGAGTCGGCGAAGGAGACGTTGGCCACGGCCAGGCCGACGGTGGCGATGGAGGCGTTGCGGAACAGGGTTTTCATTTTTTCCATGATTGGAACCTCATTAATTGCGCGCTTTGCGCATGGCAGAAATGATCAAGCCAGCCCCCAAACCAACGGCGAACAGCCCGATGGTCCCGGCGAAGCCGAGGCGGAAGGCCGACGGGTCGAAACCACCCATCAGCAGAGTCAAATAGCCCTCTGCCTCAGGCGGCAGCAGGTAGGTCTGTATCCACTCAAGGTGCGTACAGCCAACCGTGCCGTCCGCGTTCTGGACCCAGGTCTTGCACACTTGAACCGATACAGAGCCTTCCATTCGTGCAGTCCTCAAACAGCCAGGGAGGCCGCTAGGCCGTCGATCCAGCCCCAGGCGTAGCCGGTGGCCAGACCTACCGCGAACAGCGAGAGATAGCGGAGCATCGCGGCCTCCTACGGCTTACGCCTTGGCGTCCGGGGACTTGTCTTGTTTGTCCTGGCCCTGCGGCTGCTGGGCCGGGCGCGGGGCTTGGGCCTGCGCTTGCGGGCGGGCCGGGGCTTGGGCGGTCGGCGCCATCGGCTTGCCGCCCACGGCCAGCAGATCCACAAGGACCTGGGTATTGGTGATCCGGCCGAAACGGTCTTGGGTCGGGCGGACCACGCTGGCGAACTTGCAGAGCACCGGCTGACCTTCGAAGACGATGGCGTCCAGCAGGGTCGGCTCGATGTTGTATTCGCTGATCTCGAAGCCCTTGGCGTTGCCACGGGCGCCTTCCGGGATCGGGGCGATGGATTGGACCGAGGCGTAGATTTCCCCGGTCTTGGTCGAGGTATAGGTGTCGGTTTTGGTGACCCACAGTTCGACGACGCCGCCTTGGGTTGCAAACATGTTCATCGGTGTTTCTCCTTCAATTCGCCTTTTTCGGCGTGAGTTGTCCCGCTGCTGCAAATTCGGCTGTTTCGCCTTCATTCAGCGGTGTTGGGTGAAAGTGATTTGTCGGGCGATCCCTTCGGGCCGGCCTCTATTCGCTAGCGAACCAAGCCAACCACGGGTGTTCGTCTCAGCCCATTCGAGTAACGGTCCCTATCGCAACGTCGTCTCCGACAGCCAAGGGGAACGCTTCCCCTTGGAACCCGCAGAGCAACACCAAGGGCTCTGCCCTTGTCATCCCGCTCTTGCCGCCGAGGGCTCGGGAGCGCGGGGCGGAGGAGCTGCCCCACACTCCCCAGCGGAGGCTGTTTCAGGGGGGAGGCGTTCAAGGGTGCGCTGCGCCCGTGCTTCCGTTCGCCGGAACGGTGAAGCTGTTCCGACGAGCCGGGAGCGCGGCCCTTGACCGGATCGGCCACGGTGCGGGCGGCCTGGATCAGGCAGAGCAGGAGCAGCGCTTTCAGGGTGTCAGCGAGCATGGGTCAGCCCTCCAGTTGGAATGCTTCGCGCACGGGCACAAAGGACGTGGGCTTCCCGCTGTCGTACACAACGTGCCAGTACTTCGGCGGACGCCGGGACGGGTCGTGTTTCGCGCAGAAGGAACGGGGACGGCAGAGCCAGCGGCCATCTTCCAGATAGGGCAGCCCAGGGGGCCGGCAGTCCGGACACGGCGACGGGCTGTGCAATGGGATGACCTGCCTTGCGGACCAGCACACAGAGCAGGCGCAGTCCGGGGCGTGGGTTTGGCGCAAGTAATTCGGAGACGACATGGTCAGCTTCCTCCTTATCTTGGCGAGCACGGCCCCAGGCGAGAGCTTCAACCCGCAGGTCAGTCAGATAGGATTCTTCCGGCTGGGAGAGGTAGCCGGCGTCCATGAGGCCATCGATCAACATCAGGGCGCGGTCGAAGGGTTCGCTAGGGTGCTGTGCCGTTTGCAGCAGATAACCTTCCAAGAAGGTCAGCAGCGCATGGATAGGGTTGCCTGACAGCATCAGAACTCCTCCTTTTCCATCAGCTGACGGGTGAAGAGCGCAACATTGACCATCACGTGCTTACCGATCTTGTGCGCGGGGAGATAGCCCTTACGAATCCATCCACGGACGGTTTCGTGGTCTTCCCCCATGCCAATCCAGTTCGCGAAGTCCCGCCACGGCAACACCGGGGGCGCCGCGCGAAGGTCTTGAGCCTTGATTTCTTCCACTTCCATGGCCTTTGCTGCACTATGTTGGTCTATAGAGGACTATGGCTTTGGACTATGTCCATTGACTATGTGCAAACAATAGCTCTTGGATTATGTCATGTACATAGTCCAAATAATGATTAATACCTATTGAATGAGCATCACAGATAGAGCTTTACTATTGATTGGCCGTAGCAACCTAAGCGCCCTGACCAGAGCAGGCGCGACGGACTACAACCGATGGGTAAGCATCAAGCGAGGGAAAGCCCGAGTGGGAGCGGACGAGATTGAAATCCTCGGTAGCGTCTACCCTGCGTATAGATGGTGGCTTACCACAGGCGAAGTCATGCCGGAGATTGGGCAAACAAGCCCTGATTACGACGAGGCCAACCGAAACTTGACCAGTCAAAGCGCGGGATAGCGATCACACAGGAAGTGGCTAGGCGTTGGTTCGCCCGTGAAGTGGTCAAAAAGTCAAAGGGCTAGGGTTCGCTAAATAATATAGAAAACCCTAAAGCTATCTAGGGTTGTTAGCTTTATATACTAGAATACTTAATTAGCTCCTCAACTAGTTCGTGCACATAAGTTACAGGGTTCTCTTGGCCTGTAGCTCCGTAGTCTTCTACTGCTTTTTTTGCATTTTTTAAAGCGTCGCCTTGTTTGGATTTAAGTGACTCATAAAGCCCTTTTCCTCCTTTCTTGTAAGGCATGTACTGCTGAATCTCTTTGCATAGATCTGCGGAAACTGAACTTTTATCCTTTCTCTCATATGGAGATCTATGGTATCTATAGTGGAGAATGACCCAATACTCAAAGCAAGGGATTGAGGCTATTGAAACAAGAGGGACACCTTCTTTGTTTTTTTGAGAAACTAACGCAAGGGCCCTGTAATAACTTTCATGGTTGTCTCTATCAAAAACACAGTAGACTACCTCCACCTGTTCTCCGTCACTTAGGAGGTTGGAGTATAGCTCTAGTGCATGATTGACTACTGAAATAGGAGCAGAGCCGCACTCGCCAGTAACTCTGATCTTAACAGTAGATATCCTTTCATGGTTTCTCATTTCCTCAAAATATAGAGGCTCACTTTTTTTTCCTTCACAAACTATAAGGTATAGAGGTTTTGTTTCTTTAACGGCTTTTCGACGTTCTAACTCGTTTCTTCTTTTACCTTGCCGTTTTCTAAAGATATTGTCAGTTCCCATCTATTGCCAGATCCTTGATGAATGGGATTGCACCATACCTGCCAGATAGATAACCTTTCTCCAGAGCCTCCCCCTCCCTAACTTTGTAATCGGAAACAGGGTAAAGGAGAGTGCCTCGCCTCTTATCCTTAGAAACTAACCAGACTTGGTCTCGACGAAGAATTTTTTTAGAGAGAATGGTTGTGTCATGAGTCGTAAAGATAATCTGCGCTTTAGTTTCGGAGCGATGAAGGACTTCTATCAAATGATGAACGATTAATGGGTGCAAGCTACTGTCTAGTTCATCAACACAAAGAACTAAGTCGTTGTGGATAACATCAATCCAAGGGCCGGCAAAACTAAAGAGCCCTATAGTTCCCTTCGATTCCTCCTCAAGGTCAAAGGAGATTAAATTTCCTGAGTCGTCTTCTCTTAAAAAACTAACTTCAAAGTAATCTTTGTCTTTTAAGGATTTCTTTAAGTCTTCGCGTAGACTGAGCGGAAAGTTTTCAATAAAAGATGGGTCTCCAAGCTTTCTCTTTTTAATTTTGATATCAGCAATCTGAATATCTGCGCTTGCAATAAAGTCAATGACTGACTTTTTAATCTTCTTATCTAGGCATTGCTCAGCAGAAAACTGACTGCTTAGATTCTCTGGGCGTAGCTGTGCTACTCTTGCTAGGAACCAGTTGTAAACCGGAAGTAGTTGCGTGTTATTAAATTGAATCGCAACAGAAAGAAACGCCGCGTTATCTCTGGTCTGTCTTCTCCAGTCTCCTCTTAGTCTTCCTCCTTCAAAGTATTTTGAGAATTTGTAGTAGTATTCCTCGGTCTGAGGATCATATACTCGGTGGTACCATTTTTGCGGGGAGCCTTTAGGGTAAGCAATTAACCACTCTTCAGTAACTCTCTTCTCGTTAACACAAATCCCATAATCATAGCGAATGCCTTCACTAATTAGTGTTGTTTCAAATTCAGAGTCTTGCTGTCTACTCTCCTCTGAGAGCTTATAAGGCGAAACTTGAATTTCATCTCCCGCATTAATATTTTTTGCTGAGTGAATAACAAAGCTTTCAACAAAGGACATTGCGTCTAAAATTGTGCTTTTGCCAGCAGCATTTGCCCCATAAATGACAATGGATTTCAGCAGTCTAGGGCAATCTTCAAGTCCAGTATCAATAGTATTGGTTACTTCATTTTCCTTGTAGTAATTAGAGGCCACCATGCTGAGCTCACAAAGCTCCTTGATGGAACGAAAGTTTTTCACACTGAACTGAACTAGCATTTTCGCTCCCTTTGTGCGTTTTCTGCTGATTTTCTGCAAAAAACCTCTTGAATTTCATTTAAACCTAAAATCTTAACCTCTTCAAGAGGGTTTTCTGTTTTGTCAAGGAAAAAGCGTGAAAATCTGGTTGTCACACGGAAACGTAGTGCCGTCACACGGCTTTAGGGGGGGCGAGATGGCTTTTTGGTATCATCAGGGCCTTAGCTAAGTCCTTAATCCGGCAAAGGTTCTCGCTGAGAGCTCTTTAAGGTGCGTCCACTGCAAAGCAAGATCTGTCGAAAAACTGTCGAAATAACTATCCAATAATGACCTGTAAAGGCCATTTCAATAACTGTAACTCACTGATTTTTCTATCATTATCCGATGCAGTCTAATTATGTCCACCCTGAAAATAGGGT